TATTCAAGAAGCTAAAGCATCTCAATATGTTGGTAACATTGGTGAGAAAGTTGAATTAGAACTAACTCATACTCGTTTCGCAAGTTTCAATGGATATTGGGGTGAAGTTAACATTTACACTTTTGTTGATCAAACTGGTAATGTTTTTATTTATAAAGGCTCAACAGTTCTTAAAGATAGTGATTGGAAACTAGTTAAGAAGGGTGACAAAGTGGTCGTTACTGGCTTTGTAAAAGAGCATACAAGCTATGCACCTAAAACTTTTGACAAGTGTGTACTCAAGCAGACTAGATTGCAGAGACTTAAAGTAAAAGAAATTTTACCGAAAGAGGTGGCATAATGCTTACATTGACACAAAATATAGATAATGCACTTGAGTTGAGTGTGGTACACAAAGGATCTACACCACAAGAAAGATGGAAAGAATTATCTGAGTTGCCTGTTTCTTTACATCATGTCAAAGAAAAGCATAAAACAGTTTTTCAAAATCTTTCCATTGATCATGAGTTAATTTACAAGTTGGTTGAATACAGAAAGCAATTCAAAGACTTTGATATTGTAAAGCCAACAAAAAAAGATGACTTAGCAACAACGATGAAAATTATTAATGATACTGTTGGATATACAAAAGAATATCCTACAGAATCACAAAGAAACCTTGAACATTATTTTGGTAAAGATTTGTGGAAAAGAGTTACATATACTTGGCATTTTGTAACAAATTCACATGGCACAGAGTTTATCAGAGTGTTTTGGTTTTTAGATGGTAACTTTACCAAGTTATCAAAAATTTTATCTTTCAAGGGAGAAAAGTAATGAGTTATTATTGGGAATTTCAAATAGAACAAACCATTGATGGTGAGGTGCAAGACCCTGATGTTTTTATGTCAATTGTTAATTGTAAAGAATGTAAATGGATGGGAACTCTTATTCCAAAAAATTTCAAAGAAAAATATGTCACTTCACATTTTATAGATGATGGCATTATTAAAAGAGGCATTAAGGTGGA